CCAGCGCTTCTCGCCCAATCGCTGGCATTACCTGTTCCCGATAAGCCTCCGTAACCGGAGTGATAGCTGCCGAAAGCGCCTGACGAAAGGCCGGGTTCTGCCCCAGGTTCGTGGCATTCAACCCGAAATTGTAGGCGTTCGTCAGGTTGGCATTCATCCCCTGAAGCCCCGGCACCAGCCCCAAAGCCATCTGCTCCGCCAACAGCGTATTTTGGCTCGGAGCCGCAATACCCGGCGTCCCGGCGAAGTTCTGTGCCGCCTGTGCCGTTTGCCCGTAGATCTGCCCGGCCGTACCAAGCACCGCTTGTCGGGCCGCTTGCTCCTGCGGGGTTCCCTGCGTTACCGTTGTCGAGGTACTCGTGGGCGTTACCACCGGAGACTTGTCGCCAAACAAAAATTCAGATATTCCCATCACAACCTCCTAAAGTTTCACCCAAGCTCCAGAACGGTATTCATACAAGCCTTTACCTGATCCCGGGTTCCAGTTCGTCCCATCAGCAATCGCCAGCATACCTTCTCGCGGCTTCGTCGGAGCAACAGCGCGAATCTCCAGCCATTGACCGCTTTCCACCAGCGTGGAAAACTCCCCCACTCTGCGGAGCTCTCGCGTTATCCATTCAACAACAGCCCCAAAATCATTCGCATCTGGTGCTGGCTCGGGAGAATAAGCCATCAGTTCGTTCCAATCAAATCAACATCAAGATCATATCCGTGTAACTGCCACGAAATATTTGAATTTGACTCAATTTTCATTGCAAACATTCGCCCACTCAATCGGCAATCTAATTTCGTATCTATTCCAATACGAAAATCTACGGGGGGTTCCCAGACTATATCACTACTCGTCTGTTCTTGTTGCCCCAACGTAATCGTTACTATTCCCCCTAACGTTCCAGTGAATCTTGGCCAAATGTTTCTGCAAAACTTCCAGGAAGAAATATCCGGGAGCTGGCTTTGTTTAAAAGGAACACTGATACCTGTCCGTTTAAGCAATGTCAACATCGAAGATCCATTAACTGTTTCCTCTGTATTCAACCGAATAATTTTATTATTGGTAAAGCCTACCATGCTTGCATGGACAAAGGCAAACGCTGTGTCCCCCCATATACTTGTGTCGGACTCCCAAGTTGCCGCATCGGAATCCCACGAATCAGGGCCAGAGTATACAGTGGCATCCATACGCCCAATGGAGATAAAATTTGTTTCTTGCAAATCCCTTAAACCAATCGCACCAGTGGTATAGTTCCAAATAAGCGCTTGGGTTGGAGCCCCAGCAGTATTGGAATCCCTCCAGCAAAACCAAACTTCTCGCATAACTGGGTTTGGTGCCATGAAGCAATACTTATAGTTATCATAAGATATGTCCGCTAACCGCTTCCGCAGTTTTCTATCCAGCACTGATGTAGTTTGCTGCCCGTCGTGCACAATCAGATCATTTCCGGTAAACACCAAATGCTTGCCACTGGAGAACTCTACAGCACAATCCTTGGCTGGCATCCCAAATGAAGTGAACATTTTGAAGAACCGAAAGATATACTGTCCCCCAATATACTGCATTCCCCAGACAGAATCTTCCTTATAAATTACGTTAACGTCGCGCAGAGGGAGACAATCAACACAGTACCCCATTGTTTCGCTTAGCGGATATTCTCCAGCGTCCTTTGTGGCGTCTGTGTGATCCCAAGAATTCGGCACACTTCCTGGATCGGCCGGGTGGCTCCACTTTACCAGTGTAGGATACCGAACTCCAGATTTGGTAACATCAAGCGCGACGAGGAATTGCTTGAAGGGCCGGAGAACCCTAGTTGTGGTGCTCGCGGGCCAGTTGGACAATGCGGCTAAAGGATTCGATCCTAGTGGAGTTGCCCACATTTGCGGAGCATCAACCCCATTGTTAATAATCGGAACCCCACCAAGTACCCCACCGCTCCACCTAGTTTGGGGCGAGGCAGAGTAGTCCCCGCCAGTGGATCTAGTAATATTATACTCCGCCCCATTTTCATAACAATACGCTCTTGCGGTGCTGGCATACAACCACCCAGGAATACCGTTGGCGTTATAATAAGGCATTCCCCATAAAGGTGCTTGTGCCGGGGTAGCCATAACTTGAGTTTCCCCAGTACACTTCGCCACATAACCATCAATGAACCTGACGTTCCTTCCGTCAGTCCAAGCACCAGGGGGTAGTTCATGCCCTGGAATATCATTGACGATTCCGTGCTGTCCAACATCATTAATCGAAACAATCGACATCAGACTCTCCGCTCAAAATGTAGCATATCTTTAAAGCTCTTCCAGGCGCCTCCCCAGACATTTGCCGGGGACAACCGCCTCCACACCTCTCCCACAACCTTCAGCGATTCGTAGTCCGTCAACCACTCCCCGTCCTTGAAAATGTTGAGGTCGATCGCCAGCCGCATCCCATGACGATTAATCATAGTCTTGCTTCGCCCAGTCCGCACGTAAATCGCCTGCATCTCATCGGGCCGCCAAGCTTCACCAAGAGTCACCTGATACCCGTTGGCTTCCAGCCACTGCAGCAGTCTGGCTACATCTTGAGCAAACAGATTCTGGTCATTTACTCGTGACATTTTTAACCACCTCTGCAAGTACGTCATCCTTTGCGCGAGACTGCTTCGATGAGCCATAAAAATACTGAACAATCGTGGTGATCAAAGTGCCGAGCATGAAGCCGAGGATTGTGTCGGCAAAGCGAATGTTTTGTTGGGGAATGTTACCAAAAGTTATTGCCCCCACATAAACCACAGTCGCAAAACTCCAGGCCATCGCAAAGTAATACACAAACCGCTTGGCAAAGACGTCCTCTTGTCCAAGTGCCGCAATCTGCATAGCGCGGGCGTCTTGCATATCCCTCAGATACATTTCAGTTTCTTTGCGTCCGGCCTCGAGCAGCCACTGTTCATGCTCCAATTCCGCACGCTTCAACACCACAAGTTGCTCCGGCGTAAAGGAGTTCTCGGTGAGCTTAACCCCAAGCTTCTCTTCCACAACTTCCTTCCCTTTCGCCATTACAGCATTTCCAATCAGCGAAAGGCCGTTTTCAGCGAGCTTTCCAAGTAACGCTGCAATCAAAGGAGCCATGATGTTTTCCTAAGTTTTAATGCAATACAGCATTGCAATGTTTGCGGGGCGAGTTTCTGTAGCGTCGCCAGTAGTAGAAGTGTTCACTGTGATGGTATGCGCATGACTACCCTGGTAGTCAGATAGAGTACTGGTTTGTGTAGCTGGAGACTGTCCAGAGCCCCCACTAACCCAGTTTCCACTGTAACCACCCCCGGGTGAGTTGTGTGCGTGTAGACCTTGAGTATCCGAAGCAGCTGTGTGGGCATGATTCTTATACGCATGACCCTGTTTCGCCGCAAACGTTCCTGAGGCTGTTCCATCCCCATTTGTCCCTGCGCCCCGCACAAAATACCCCCGAAGATCAGGAAGATTAAAAGTGGTTAGCCCATCCCCAACACCATAAGTGGTTCCAATAGCCGCAAACAAATTGGCGTAAGTAGTGCGATTAACTGCACTACCATTGCAACACAACCATCCGGCAGGTGCGCTATTCATAGCAAACACAGCAACTTCCCCGGGCGGGCGGGTTACTGGTAAAGTTTGCATTGAAGGCGCCGTAGATGCGCCCGTCGAAGTCAACACTTGTCCCGCCGTTCCAGTGCGTTCTAGCTGAGCCAAGGGAGTGTAGTTCGACATTATAAGGAACCCACTTCCATCGCAAAACACCAAACCAAAACAACCCTGGGGAAGTGTATAAGTCAACGCCCCGTTAATTTGCTCTGTCCCTGCGGGGTCGAGTGTTACCGCCCCACCAGCGGCGTAGACAGCAATGCAGAAACCGTTACCTAGAGTTGTAGCCGCTGTGAAACTTAACGTCAGCGCAGCAGCGCAGTCAAGCATAACACTGAAATCAGTCAATACAACAGTATATGCTGAGGATTTTGTAGCAACTCGCTGAAAGCGTCCACCTAACCCCGGAAAGGTATTTTGTAGTACTGACTTAATCATTCGAATATGGTCGTCCCCCTGGTTTTTTAAGTCTCCAGTGAGCGGATTCGTAGTAACCAAGTCAGCAACGTAGTTTGCGGTTTCCAGTCCCACGATTACCTCCAAGCGAAAAGTAGGTTATTCCCCGTTGCAGTTGTGCAGCACTATCCATACTGCCACAGGCACAACCAGAAGATAAAGTACAGCAAACAGCGTAATCACTCGACACTCCTGAGCATCGAGAGCGCCTCGGCCTCGGTTACGTCCAGCCCGTACCCGGTGGCGATGAAGCTGGCGAACTTCGGAAGGCGGTCGTCGGCGTAGTGCCGCGCCTGCTCCCGGTACGCTTGCACCTCGGCCCACAGCCGGTAT